GCATTCTTTGCCCAACCAAATGTTTTGCCTGCTGTGGTTCCCGAACAGTGTGTACCATGACCATGAACATCGGTATACATAGAAGCGTTAGTGCTTCCTGATAGACCAGATATTTGATACCAGTCTACTTCTTGAAATCTTGAAGTTCCGTTTGCATCTTCCCATTCAGGATGATTCTTTTCAATTCCACTATCTTGAATTACTACATCAACACCTGTACCATCTAAAACATAATCATAAGTACCACCTGGATCGGCGGTGCTGTTACCATAAATTTGTGTTTCATTAATATGTCTTAGTAGTCCCCATGGACCCTGAGTTCCATTTGAAAAAGTTGTTTTATCAAATAGTGTATCTTGAAATGCTCTTGGTCTAATAGGAGTAACGTGTGATGCTCTTTTTACATCAGAAATTCTAGGATCAAGAATTAGTTTGTCTTTTTCTTGTTTTGTAAGATAGTAATGTGTGTTTCTTTTATTAACTGGTCTTAAATTTGCAACCTCAACAGATCTATCAGGAACAATGTCACTGTTGACATTAGGATCACGTGCAGTCCAACTAATAAGATCTTTATGAACTTCTTCCCAGTCAACACCTTCTTTAACTGTTACTATGTATTCTAACTCACCTTGAACGTGCATCTTTATTCCTTAAGCAATAGATAGATCGCCAGCCATTAGTGCATGAATAGTACACTGATAAACTAACGAAGTATCACTTGGTTCCATTGGCACTGTAAATATTTGAACTCCTGATTGTGATCCAGTTACTCCGTCAGTAAAGTCGGATCCACCCGGAGATGTTCTAATAGCAAACGGATGACTTCCACCTGTGGTGTTGTTAAAGATATAAGTTGATCCTCTATAAAGTGTAAAGTTTGGATTATCTGTTGTATTGCTTACTCCTGGACCTGCAAATCTGTATGCCGATGAAGCATTAGCAGTAACTTCATAATAATATGTTGGAGTAGCGACAGGTTTCCAAGAAGACCCGTCCCACATAAATTGATGGTAACCAGCATCCATAACCAGTACCACAGTTCCTGTGCTAACAGTTAAACTGGAAAGATCAGCAAGTGTTTTAACAACGTGTCTAAGTGGTGCGTCAACTTTAACTTCTGTACCAGCATCAAGTGTTAACGTTGTTGGAGATGAAAGTGTCCAAGTACCTGTAATAGTATTAGGTGCTTGTATAGTGTTTGCTTCAATTGTTGTTGCTGTTAATGTTGTAATTCCAACAGCACCTGTGGCAACGTTATATGTTAACGAAGAAGCAGTTTTGCCTGCCTGTTGTCCTGTTTGACTATCGTATAGTGCAACATATTTTGTTCCTGTTGTTACAGAACTAACATTAGTGTATGTGTTAATCTGATTGTCAACATATGCTTTGGTTGATTCTGAACTTGATAGTGTACTGCTTAATGCAGTTGCAAAAGTGTCATCATCAATAACTTGGTTAGAAATATATCCTGTATCGTTAGTCCATTGACTGATGTTACCTGTCTTGTTAGTAAATGCTGTTGAACTTGATGCTGTTACATAACCTGAATCATTTGTCCATTGACTGATGTTACCTGTCTTGTTAGTAAATGCTGTTGAACTTGATGCTGTTACATAACCTGTTAGATCTGGTGGAGTATATGTGAATGTACCACTGACATTGTTATAAGTTAGTGTACCTGTTCCACTTGCAGAATTTTGGGTAACACTTAGATCGGTTAGGGCAATACCACCGCCACTAGATCCTGATTCTGGTGCTGGTACCCAATTATTACCATCATATTTTAAAACATACCCTGAGGTAGGTGTTCCAATAACCACATCACTCAAACTGTTAATGCTTGAACTTGTTGTTAGATAACTTGATAAGTTAGGTCCTGATATCGTAATATTTCCTTCAGCATCACTTGAAGTTGTTATACCTGCGGAACCTATAAATTTAATGCTTTCGTCATTTCTAATAATTCTCAGTGTTGAATCGTCTGCCGCAACACCAAACATAAATGAATCTTCTGTGTTAACCGTACCTGGTGCCCACATAGAACCATTCCACACCAAAGCCTGACCAGCAGTTGGAGGAGTAACAGAAACATTGTTTAAATCTTCAATGTCCGCGGCCGCAATTCTAAGATCCGCTCTAGCATCCGCACGAGCATTTGTAAAGTATAAATTAGTACCTTCAGGCAATCCTGAAGTATTTGTAATACCAGCATATGAAAAATTACCAGTGTTAGCATCATAACTTAATGTACCAACTCCAGTTGAAGTGGCACTTAGATCTGTGTATAAAATTCCGCCACCCTGTGCTCCACCAATTGTACCTGGAACCCATTTTGCAATCCCGGCGTGCCAAATTAATGCTTGTCCTGTGTTTGGCGGATTAGATGCTGTGTCTACATCTGCTAAATCATCAACAGATGCTAATCCGATACGTGCATCAACCCTTGCATTTGTATAATATAAATTAGAACCTTCTGCAACATCATCTGTGTCTAAAACAACATCACCTGTTTGTGTATTAACACTTGTAACACCACCTTGAATATCAATAACACCAGTTGTTGAATTGTATGATCCACTGCCTGTTACACTGATTGCATTTCTAGATCTTGTGTCGGTATAATATAAATTTGTACCTTCTGCAAGATTAGTTGTTGATATAGTTGCTAGTCTAGTGTCAAAGTCTGCATTTGCCCTTGTTGTGGTATAGTATAAATTTGTACCTTCTGGTACGTTGTTTGTTGATAGTGATAACCATTCAATTGCTGTTCCGCCTGCATTATTAACCAATATAAATCTTGGACCTGCCGCAATAATATTTGGAGTATCAGTTAAATCTGTAAACGATAAAGGAGCAGGTTGTACTACACCCGGTTCCCACTGTTGTCTAGCAGTGGACCAAATTAATGAATTTCCGTTTGCTGGAGGATTTGTAATTGTGTTAACATCAAATAATTCTGTAATGCTGGTAGTTGACAATGCCGCAGTTGTAAAGTATCCTGCAACCGAGTGATCACCCCATCCGTATGCTGTGTTCCAATTAGCACTACCTGCCGCAACAATTCTAGCATCAACTTGTGCATCTGTGTATTGAACAGCACCACCTGATGTTAAATTAACAGGATGCCATCTTCCTAGTGATGTTGAATATGCTAGGACTTCGCCATCGTTTGCACCTGCCCGTTCTAAAGATAAAGTTGCAAGTGTTCCATCTAGAGCATTTACCAATACAGTAGAATCTTCTGCAAATACGCTACCTTGTAGGTCTCCAGATATTTGTCCTGTGTTTGTAAATGGTCCTTGTATTGTTACAGTTTCATTTGATGCAAAAACTGTAATTCCTCTAGTACCTTCAAATGTTATATCATTGCCTGGAGCAGGAACATTAAATCCTGTTGAGTCATTACCTACAAATCTTAAACCACTACCAATACCTGTTAGATAACCTGCGTCATTAACAAGTTTACTAATACCTTGTCCTGCTTCTACATAATCTTTTAATTCTCCAGTTTGTGCAATACCTCTAGTATCAAATTCTACATAGTTGTAAGTGCCAGGACTGATGTTTGAAAGATTTAAATTTAAACTGGTATTAATACTAGTTCTACCACTACCAGTTATATCTCCATAAAGTGTAATAACATCGTTCTGTGTGTTATAACCAGCATCGTTGGTAAATGAACTAACAGTTGTAGGAACATTGATTGTAATTTTTCCTTCAGCATCACTTGAAGTTGTAACGTTTCCGCTACCAACAAACTGAATCGTTTCGCCACTGTTAATAGTTCTTACAGAACTGTCATCTGCTGTAACGTTAAATGCTGTAATATATCCTACATCATTTGTAAACAAACTTAAAGGACTTCCTGCACTTAATCCTTGTGTTACAAATCCTACGTCATTGTTAAACTGTGATAGATTTAAATTTGTAAATGATGTGTTAAGAGTTACTCCGCCTGTACCGTTGAATGATACCGGAGAAGCAGATACAACTCCAACAATTTCAAAATCTCTTGCTGTTTCTAATGCAACAGCCTCTTCAGCCAATGTTGCACCTGGTACTGTTCCATTTACAGCATCAACCAAAATACTTACACCATCATTAGCATAAACATTACCTTTTAAACTGCCAACGTGTTGTGTTCCTTGCTGTGTGTATGCTGTCAAGTCAGCCGTTAACGCCACAGTTCCTGAAGCATCTGGTAAACTAATTGTGTTTGATCCTGTTGGATCTATTGCAATTATTTTTGTATAATTTGCATCAGGTGTTGCACCGTCGAATTGTATTCCGTATGTTGATTCAATCTGTACATCGTGATTTAATTTAATAAGACCATTACCATATATAATACTGTCAACCGAAGAACCAGACTGATAACTTCTTAGTATACCAACAGATGTTTCACTGTTAAGTGTTTTACTTTTAATTTGCCAAACAGCAGAACCATAATCGTGGTCTTCATTATTACTGTTCTTAGCCTTTACTAAAAGACCACCAATGTAATCATTGTTTTGTACACTAGCATCTCTATCACGTATTGCAGTGATATAGGGACCTGGATTGTTTGAGTTTTCAGTGCTTGTTACAGTTAGAGGTGTGTTAGTACTTGTAGAGATTGAGATTGCTGTATTTGTTATTGCACCTCTACCTGTAACAGATGCTAAAGTGTCTGACTCTGTTGTCAAATATCCACTGTCATTAGTAAACTGAGAAATATTTCCACCAGCGGAAATAAATTGAGTTGTTGAATTATCAAATGTGCTTAGGTCTGTCGAAACCGTAACTGTGATTGCTCCTTCAATATCAGAACTTGTAGAAACCGCACCACTACCTAAAATAGAAAGAGTTTCACCTGCATCTATTCGTTTAATTGATGAATCATCTGCCGCAATATAAATGGCACCATCACCTATTCCTGTTCCTCCGCCTTCACCAAAAGTAAGTTTTCCGTTAACAATTTTTAATACCTCTCCTTCTTGTCCTAAGAAAGTAGGTAAACTGTAAACACCATTTACGTTTACTTTTGTTGTTGTAATTTCGCCAACGCTAATATTTTTAGAAGTTGTTGCACCTCTAGTTACAACAGAATCAAGGGTATCGCTTTCAGCGGTTAAGTAGGCTGTGTTAGTTGCACCAGTAACCAATCCTTTTGCGTTTACTGTTACTGTGTTAAATGTTCCTACGTTTGAATTTACGTTATCAAGCGTAAGGGTAATAGTTGACGCACCACCGCCTAATGCACCACCAGTGTTACCACTTAGGTCTCCATCAAAAGTTAAATTAGGTCTTGAAGTTAAATCACTGTAAGTTCCTGATGTAGCCACAGCGGCCAATCCAGATACTTGTCCTGCTGTAATTGATGCTGTTACATTTGTAATATAATTTGCATCATTTGTTAATAAAGAGATATTATCGCCTTGAGAAACAAATAATGATGTTGAGTTATCATATGTGCTTAAATCCAATGGAACATCGATTGAAATATCACCTTCAGAATTTGAAGTTGTGCTAACAGCACCTGTTCCTAAAATACCAAATGATTCGCCACCTTGAACAACTCTAAGTGTGGAATCATCTGCAAAAATTGTAATTCTTCCTAGTGCGGAAGATAATAATTGATCAAGTCCTAGTGCTGATATGGTAACAGTATCAGTTCCAGGATCAACTGAAAGACCTATCCCTGTACCTGCGGAAAGTGTAAGGGTATCGTTATCAGCATCTGCTTCTACAGCCCCTACTGTAACGGTACCGTTGTTATTTTTGGCTACGATTAGCCTGAATGCGTCAATTACTTTTACAGCCATATTATTCTCAATCTCCTATGTGTATTTACCGAAGAAAGCGATATAATATAAAAAGGAGATAGGTGCTATGCATAACCCTATCTCCACTATACTTTGCTCTATGTGTTGTTATTGTTATATCTTGTATAATTTGATGTCTAAATGTGCTTTTTTATATGAGTGCAACTTTTCTGTTGCCAGGTAAGTTGCCAACCCCGTAAGATTACGCCGCTAGGCGTAAGTCTTCAGATGCAAAATTATCGTTTGCATTTATGGTTTTTGGACAAGTAGCGTGAGTCTCCCCACATATGCTCGGTCGTTCCTTACCGGTAATCTCTTTCACCCTTAACAAGCCAGTCGATCCTGTGTCACCCCCATCATAAGCACTCTGTTTAGTTCTTGCGATCCGCCCTCGTCAGGTTGGGATAGAGTGCTTATGGTGGAGGTGGAGGGTTCTGCCCCCTCGTCCTGCTCTTGTGACATACGATGCTGTCAACAATTACACTTATATTTATAGCACCTTTTTTACTGCTTGTCAATTTATAAAGTGCGTGTTTTTAAACCAAAATGATAACTAACGTCTAAGAAAAATATCAACCAAGGAGATTTATGGCAAAGATGCGTACATTTACCTTCACGGACGGTGACAAGGTAGAAACTAGAGAAGCAGTAAGTTATAAAAAAGCGGTGCTATCATTCCAGGGCGGAACAAAGAGTACATCTGTCAAAGTAGAGTGGGAAGCCAAAAAAGGCGGCATCTATGAAATGGTGCAACAATTACCTATGGGTAGAAAAATAAGACAAGCCGCGGCGGCAGAAAAGAAAAGAGGGCCTTGAAAGCCAAGTTAGGATCATAAGATGGCTGGAATAAAACAAAGAGGACCGCAATCAGTAAACAACAAACGTACACGAATGAGAGACGGCGAACTAATTGAAATTAAACCTGTTCGTTATGTTAAATTTGGTGGTAGCAGTATTATGGCAGGATGCTGGGCCGATACTGGTGATATGATTGTTGACGAAAAAGGTAAACCTATACCATTCAAGGCAATTTAGGGTTTAGTAGGCCAAACTAAATTTTCAATATCTGTAAGGGTAGTAATACCATTAGTGATATCCCTTAGATTCTGGCGATATGTTCTTTGAGCATCAGACATTTCAGCAGTATCGGATAAAGTCCAATAGTCAGTTTCTGCTAATAATTTAGTTCTACGCTGTCTTACATAGTCGAGGGCCAATTCAAAATCTTTTGTTGCTAAAGAATCAAAGTGTGCTTCTTCTTCAGCAGTCATTTGTCTATGGACACCGTCAACAATAGTATATCTAGGCATTGTTATTTTACTCCATATAATCTTAGATACCCAGAGTTTAATCCACTGTTTGGTGATCTAAGTGTTATCGAACTTGGCGTACCACCAGCAGATAGAGATCCACCGATGCTTGATGAGGCTGTATATCCACCGCCGCCTTCTGTATTTGTTAAAGCCTGTGACCAAGCACGAATATAAACATCATAACTAATATGTACTTCAGCAAAGTGCCAGTCAGAACTTTCATTACCCGTATTACTAAACAACGTCATTGTATGTCCACCACCTGTTTTATTAATGTCAAGATAAACAGTACCACCTTGGCTACCGTGTTGGGTATCAACATATAAAATATATTTGGTATATGTGCTGTTCACATAGGTATTAGATATTGTTACACTAGAAGGACCATTGCTCCAAGATGTTTCATATATTTTTACAAAATCTTGTGATCCAAGTGATTCTAGATCCGGTGGAGTAAATGTAAAAATTCTTGTGCCGGAATTATAAGTTAATGAACCATTACCTGACGCTGTATTTTGTATAACATTTAGACTTGCTCCGGTTATAAAATTAGTATCATTAGTAAAACTGCTTAATGCGGTCGGTCCTGAAATATTTAAAACAGTATTATTGTTTACTTCACTAACACTTGTTGTAATATTATTAGATCCAACAACTTTTAATGTTTCAGAGTTATTAATGCTTATACCTGAACTGTCATCTCCAACAATATTCCATTGTGCTTTTGTAAGATATCCTGCGTCATTTGTAAATGAAGAAAGGTTAGTAGGTATATTTGTAAAATTATTATAGTTTAGATAATAAGTTCCTGCGAAGCCGTCTAGTGTTGTTGCATCTAATCCTTCGCCGCCTATGCTGATATCCTCACCTGGTGCCCATTGTGCCCCGTCCCATTTTAAAACCTGACCAACAGTGGGTGCAGTGGATCCTACATTTGCAAGATCCGAAAGGTTAACAATTCTATTTTGTATCGATGAATAATTAATTGTGGTGCTAATATTATTATCATCAAGATGCAAACTGTTATTTGCAATAGTTAATTTATGAGCACCTAGATATATTGTTGCTGTTGATAGATATAAATCTTTAAATTTTTTTGTTGCACTACCTAAATCATATTGTTCATCTTGATCAGGTATAATATTTCCTTTTACTGTACCGTCTAGATTAATTCTCGAAGCAACTCCGTCTACTAATACAGTGGAGTCATCACCAAAAACAGAACCTTTTATATCTAGTAAGTTTGTACCTATTGCTGTAACATATCCTGCATCATTTGTAAATGCACTAACATTGGTTGGTGCTCCGGTCAAACTAGCATATTGACCATTGAATGCATCTGTGATACCATATCCAGCAGTGGTGGTTGGTGTACCTGAAACAACACTCCACGGAACACTGCTGTTAACAACATCAACTAACAGTGTGCTATCATTACCAACAATAGGTGCGTTAATTTGATTTGCTCTAAATGTACCTTCGATTAAAAAATCTTCATCTAACGAAATAACAACAGATTGTGATGAGTCTTGTGGAACATGAGTTTTAATTCCATTACCACCGAGTATAGATAATGCATCACCGCCTAGGTTAATACCTGTTTCATTTCCGTCGTCATCACGTATAGCAAGTGTATCACCGGTACCAGCATATGTAAAGTATAGTTGTCCATTACCATCTGTTGCAAGAATTTGTCCCGGATTACCATCCGTTGCAGGTGCTACATAGGAACCATCACCACCTAGGTGCGTAAGGTTACCGTCCATTTCTTGATAGGTTAATGCTTCGCCCTTATCTGCTCTTTTTATTAGTGTCATTTGCTTTTTGTTCCATCATCTGCAAAATACTTACCAGAATAACTTACATACTGATCATTTTGTGTTCCTGGATTATCTTTAATATAATCGAACGCACAATATTCAAATCTTTCTGTTTGTTGCTTTGTTGGTAGACCTTTAAAAGTAAATCCACTGTCTGCCAATTGTGATTCTGTTGTACTAAACTTCATTTACTATTACATCTCCCGATGCTGTTGCGGCCGCATTAGGAACCCAACTTCCGTGGCCTGCTGTTGCATCATTTAATCTGTGTACAGGAATACCATTAGCAAATACATCCGGTGAATGTCCTATTGCAGGATCACCACAAGCCGTGGTATCACCTTTACGCACAACTTTTGCACCGTTGGCAAACACATCAGGCGAACCTACTGCATAGGGAGTCTGATGGAAAGGATTTGGTGTTGGACTCGCGTGACCAATATGAACATCTAATCCTACTCTTACAATACCTGTCATACAAGTATTTAGCAGTTATTAGACTACGAAGTTTTTTGGAGGTGTTACAAACCCTGAAGTACGTTCTTGGTATGCTTTTGCAAACTCTTCTCTTGTAGCAGTAAAACAAGCAATCGCTGTTTTGTTAATTGTGAGTAATTTTTCTGGATCAGCAGTAAAGAGGTATTGCTGTAATCCTACTCCTTGTTGACTCATTATCAGTGTAAGAGGCATTTTAAGTTTAATATGTGTATCAGTTTCTGAATCTAGTTTACCAACAAGTTCTTCTCCTGATGTTAATTTTACTGTTAAAATATCGCCTTCTTTAGTTGTTTCGATTAGCATTATAAAGTGTGTCCTGTTCCGTTAAATCCAGTGTCATCTATGTATTTTGTAAAAGCATCATAGCCACCGATTTTATTTCCGTTGATTACAATTTGTGGTACAGTTCTTGCGTTTGGAAACTGTTCCATTAGTTCTTCTCTTGTGTAATCAGTTCCAAGAGATTTGTACGTGTATTCAAACCCACGAGTTTCGCAAAGATTTTTTGCTTTATCGCAGAATGGACACTGTGGTTTTCCGTATATTTCAATCATATTTTTGTTCCTTCTTCCATTTATTATATTCGTCAATCCAATCTTTGTCTGTTTTTGTATATTTGTACTCTCCAGACACAATTTTTTTAACTTTTTCTAGTATAGATATTTTCCATTCTATAAGAAGCAATAGATAGTATCTAATACTGTATATCATTATAATTTAAATCCTTTAAATGTATCTTCTTCTACGTCTTGTTTAACACCACCAATGATATAGGACTCAACTTCAGTCTCTTGCGGTGCAACTTGTAATCCTGCACTTGACAACCAATGCTGTGTCCATGGTAGAGGATTTTGATTTAATGGACGATCGTAAATTGTTTTAAGTCCTAATGCTTTTAATCTTTTGTTTGCAATAAACTCAACATATGCATGAAGTAGGTTAGCATTTAGTCCAACAATAGATCCTTTAGTAAACAAATAATCTGCCCACGCTTTTTCTTCGTTGACGCAGGTACGCCACATTTCATAAACTTCTTCTTCACACTCTTTTGCAATTTTAACAAAGTCTGGATCATCGTCACCTTTCATCCAGTGCTTGATAATATGTGTTGAAAGATTTAAGTGTGTTGCTTCGTCACGTGCAATTAATGAAATAATCTTTGCAGATCCTTCCATAAGTTTAAGTTCACCGAACGCAAACGTACAAGCAAATGAAACATAGAAACGTAAACCTTCTAAAATGTTGACAGTCATCATGGCTTTGTACAATGACTTCTTAACATCATAGATAGTGCCTTTACCGTGTTGAAAATATTGATTAGCAATTTCATTAAACTCGTCATAGTTTTTTGTAACACTAATTGCACGTTCAATAATCTTTTCATCATCAAGGATAGTGTCAAACACTTCACTTGGATCAGGATAAACGTTCTTTACAATGTGTGTATATGAACGACTGTGGATAGTTTCAAAGAAGTCCCAAGCAATAATACATCCTTCAAGTTCTGGACTAGAACAATAAGGCAAAAAGGAAAGACATGGTCCGCGACCTTGTACACTGTCTAGTAGTGTTTGATATTTTAAGTTAGCAGTAAAGATGTGCTTTTGTTCTTCTCTAAATTCTTGATAATCACCTCTATCCTTTTGAAGGCTTACTTCTTCAGGACGCCAAAAGTAACCAAGCATGGTTTGATTGAGTTTATCATACTCTGGATAACGAAATACATCGTACCTCTGTGTATTTTGGTCTTCACCAAAAAACATATACTGTTTTGTAAAATCGATTTTTTTTCGATTAAAGACGGTCTTTGCCATTCGCTTTTGCTTTTCCTTTTTCATAACCAATTAAATTTATATTGCACACGCTTCACACTCGCCTTCTTCTGTAGAAAGTGTGTTGTCACTGTGACCATTTGTGCCATTGACTGTTGTGCTTTTAACTCCATTAGTATCTATAGTAGCACCATTTGTGTTTGTGTCAACGGCTGTATCTTCCAAACCTTGCGGTTGGATAGAATCTTCTGCACCTTTAAAGTCGTAAGTGTTTTGATAATAACTTGTCTTCCACCCCATTTTATAGGTAGTCAACATATCTTTCATCATAACACTCAACGGTACTTCGTTGTTTTCATAATGCAATGGATTATAAGACCAGTTACCACTAATGGCCTGATCAAAGAACTTCTGCATAACAGCAACAATATTAATGTATCCTTCGTTGCTAGGCATATCCCAAAGTAGGGTATAAAAGTTTTTTAACCTATTATACTCTGGAACAACCTGCTTAAGAGGCCCTTTTTTCGATTTCTTAACGGACAAGAATCCTCTAGGTGGTTCGATTCCATTTGTTGCGTTCGACACAACGGAACTGCTCTCCGAAGGCATCTGTGCGGACAATGTTGAATGCCGTAACCCGTGGGTTCGAATACTTGATCTAAGACTCTCCCAATCATAATTTAGTTTTGCTCCTATTAGTTCATCCACTTCTTTTTTATATGTATCGCCAGGTAACACGCCGTCAGCATACTTTGTACGGTGGAAGTAATCACAAGGACCTAGTTCTTTTGCAAGAGTATTTGATGCTTGTAATAGATAATATTGGAATGCTTCTGTTAGATTGTGTACAAGTTTCCACGCTTCTTTATCCCCATACTTAACTTTATTTTTAGCCAAGTAATGAGCAAGTCCAATATAGCCAATGCCTAAAGAACGTCTTGCTTTAGTAGAACGTTCTGCCGCTTTAACAGGGTAACCTTGATAATCAATAATAGCATCAAGAGATCTTACAGCAAGATCACATAATGGCTCTAGTTCTTCTAAATGATTAATCAATCCCACATTAATAGCAGAAAGAATACACAAGGCAATTTCACCTTGTTCGTCATCAATATGACCGATAGGCTTAGTTGGTAGTGTAATTTCTTGACATAGGTTACTCATATAAACTTTATCTTTAAATGAACTGTGTGTATTCACGTGATCAACATTCATAAGATATATACGTCCTGTTTCAGCACGTTCCTTTAGAAGTGCACCAAACAGTTCCATTGCTTTTATAGTTTTCTTTCTAATGCTTGTCTTACGTTCATACGTTTCATACAGTTCTTGAAACTTATCAGGATCCCCAAAATATGCTTCATACAAGTCTGGAACATCGTGAGGCGAGAAAAGAGTAATGTTACCACCCTCTAATAATCTCTCATACATAGTTTTATTCAATTGAATTGAGTAGTCTAGTTTACGCACACGATTGTCTTCTGTTCCTTTATTATTTTTAAGAACAAGAATGTCCTCAATTTCTAAATGCCACAATGGGAAATGTGTTGTAGCACTTCCGCCACGTACACCATTTTGTGTACAACTTCTCACTGTTGCTTCATAAACTTTTAGGAAAGGAATTACTCCCGTATGTGCAACTTCGCCTCCTCGGATCTTTGAATTGATCGCTCTAATTCTTCCGGAGTTGATCCCAATACCGGCCCTTTGAGCAATATAATAACCGATTGCACTATTGCTACTAAAAATAGAATTAAGATTATCGTCAACATCAACAAGAACACAAGAGGCAAACTGACGAATAGGAGTACGCACTCCAGCCATGACTGGGGTTGGTATGTTGATCTTAAAAAGT